GCCCGAGGGTCTCTACCCCCCTTTCTCTCGTAGACGTGAACGAGAAACAGAATGAGGTAGACGACCAATGATAAGAAAAGCAGAGGTCAGAAGGCTGGTTGACGATCTTTTCGAGGAAGAAGCCCTCGTCCTTGGTGGACTTGTAGCTGTTCACAATTTGGACGACGATCTTGTATGGCGGTTGATCAAAAACCTCGATGTCATTCGTAGCAAAACACTTCGTCGTCTCGAAGACGAGACCCCGGACAATATCGATAACGTATCGGGAAAGCACCCCAACCTTTGCCCGCATCCGGCCATTGAAGATTTCCTACTGAAACTTCGGAGGGATTGAATTTTTGAAAACCCCCTCCGTCGATCTGAAACGGCACTATCGGACCCTCTCAGGGACGAAGACTGAAGAGGTAGTCAGCATCGTTGCCGACTTGATCACCAATTATCTCACGAGAAATCGAGAATCGTCAAATCCATCGCGGAAGGAAAAAGAACATGAGCGAGATTCAGAATAAGTCGAATAAAAATTCCGAAACATCAACCCAGCGAGTCTCTCGAAAAGAAAAAACCAAATCACCTTTTCATCCCGCTGAAACACGGGATAAGCGACTCAAGCTTTTCTTATGGGGTGATTCTGGCGCGGGCAAAACCACTCTCGCCCTTCAGTTTCCCAAACCCGCCGTCATTGATCTCGAACGAGGGACCGATCTCTACGGAGACGCGTTTAAGTTCAAGGTCTTGAAGACGACTGACGCCGACGATGTGATGGGTACGGTGGACTGGTTGCTCACGCACCCACACAACGATCTTACCTTGGTGATCGATCCCATCACGATCTACTGGGATGCCCTCCAACGAAAGTGGTCGGAGATCTTCTTGCGGAGAAATAAAGGATCGAAGGGTTACAGGTTCGAATTTTACGATCTGCAAGTTCGCGATTGGATGACGATCAAGGCTGAATTCAAGGAGTTCGTCCGCAAGTTGATCGCGCTGGATATGCATGTGATTTGTACGGCACGCCAAAAAACTCAATACGGTGATAGCGGTTTCATGAAAGCCGTCGGCGTGACGTTCGATGGCGAGAAAAGCCTTCCCTACCTTTTCGACACAATTGTTCGAGTATTCCGAGACGGTCAAGGTCGGTTCATGGGCGAGTGCCTGAAGGATCGGTCGAACAAACTTCCGACCGGCGAGTTCGAGGTCTCCTACGACCTTTTCGAGAGACTCTTCGGTAAAGAGAACCTCGTGCGAGAGGCTCGTCCTCTGTCGTACGCCACGGGCGAGCAAAAATCTCAGATCCGGGATTTCATCGAACAGTTCGGCATAACGCCTGATCAAGTAGCCCAGCGACTCGCTGCTTACGGCACCGATGATCTGGACAATCTCACCGAGGAGAACGCTCTCCGCATCATTAACAAGTTTAAGTCGGCCCAATCCACACGGGATGAATCCACTACTTCAGGAAAGGAGGCATAGCCATGCCTACAGTTGATTTCAATAACATCGATGACGTTGATGATTTCACACCCCTGCCGGAAGGGCAGTATCCTGGCCGCCTCGATCGGATAGAGGAGGCGCAGACCAAACATGGAGACGAAATGTGGAAACTGCGCTTTGTGGTCGAATCCGGCGAGTACATGGGCCGCTACATCTTCGACAACATGGTCTTCTCGGAAGCTGCCCTCAAGAGAGTGAAGCTGATTTGCTCTCGAATGGGCCTCGACGTGTCCGGCGAAACGGAACTGACTCCTGAATCTCTGAAAGGACGAAGCTGCCTCATCACCGTCGGTATCGAAGACTACGGAGACGATGAGGGAAAGATCAAGACTCGCAATGTAGTGCCGTTCGCGGGGTACGACTCCCTTGAGGCCGACGATGAGGACGCTGACGAGGAAAACGTCCCGTTCTGATCGGTGATGATGGGAGTTGAGCGATGCAAGGCGGTCACGAACAGGTTCGAGGAGTACTCTCGACCATCAAGTATCACAATTCGAACTTCATGATCGGAGTTCTCGATAACGGCACCACTGTGAAGGGGAACATGCTGTCTCCTCAGGTGGGTCTGGAGTACTCCTTTCGTGGCCGTCGAGAGCATCATCCAAAATGGGGCCTGCAATTCGCGTTCGAGGAATTCGAAACTTCATATCCGACCGATCTCGATGCCGTGCGAGCCTATCTCATGGAGAACTGCAAGTGGATCGGGCCGGAGATATCCCGTCGCCTCGTCGATGAATACGGGCGGGATACCCTTGCTGTCTGTAAAGACAGCCCCGAGCAAGTCGCATCGGATATCTCTGGTATCACAGATGCTCGTGCAAAAGAAATTGCCGCGATGCTTCTCCACAACGAGGCTAGCGAAACGCTTCAGCTCGAGTTGAAGAAACTTCTCTCCGGGACCAAGGTCAGCCGTCGGGCGGTCAATAGGATCCTCGAAGTATGGGGCCAAGACGCTCCCGAACGCATTCGGGCGAATCCTTACGCCCTTGTCGAGGCGATCGCCGGGATCGGGTTTCTGACGGCTGATGATGTCGCACGCAAGATCGGGTATGACATGAACTGCGGCCTACGTGTTCGGGCTGGCATTCTCCACACCCTGAAAGAGCAAGCATTCGGGAATGGACACACTTGTCTGCCGAGAAGTGTGCTTCTCGATGAGGCGAAAAATATCCTCAAGGTCAGCTCTGATCGGATCGATGCCGAGATCGATCCGCTTGAGAAAAACGGAATCATCTACTCAGTCGGGAAGTACCTCTATCTCAGGAACTACTACGACAACGAGCGGCTTGTCGCGCAGCGTCTCAAAAGACTGGTCGGACAGGTACCGTCGCACGGACAACCGGACTACGAAGGCCTTGCCGACGATCAGAAGGATGCTCTCGCCAAGGCGATGTCGAGTGGGGTGTTTATCCTTACTGGCGCGCCGGGGACGGGAAAAACATTCACGATTAAGAGGATCATCAACTCGTTTCCCGATGCGCGAGTCGCTCTTGCGGCCCCCACGGGAAAGGCTGCAAAACGCATCTATGAGCAGAGCGGATCGCGTGCGCTGACTATTCACAAGCTGCTGGAACCTCGCCTCATCGGTGACCGGTTCGTCTTTGCCCGGACTGCGGCAAATCCGATAGAGGCTGATCTCATCATCCTCGACGAGGTCAGCATGGTGGATGTGTCGCTCATGGCGCGGTTCATCGATGCCGTTGCGCCGGGGACCCGGTTGATTCTTGTGGGCGACACCTTTCAGCTGCCGTCCGTCGGTCCCGGGAACATCCTGAAAGATCTGATCGCCTCCGGCGTGATCCCGTTCACGGAGTTGACGATCATCAATCGTCAGGACGAGGGGCTTATCATCCAGAACTGCCATCGCATTAAGAATGGGCAGAACATCGAGCTTCACAACTCGAGTGCCCGCGATTTCTTTTTCATCAGACGAGACGATATCGGGGATGTAAAGGAGACCATCCTCGAACTCGTATCCCTGCGGTTGCCCGAGTCGTACAAGGTCGATCCACTCCGCGACGTGCAGGTCATCGCACCGCTGCGAGAGAAGACTGTGCTCTCCTGCAAAGCGTTGAACGAAACCTTCCAGCACTGTCTCAATCCCAATCCAAAGCTGGAGAGCGTTCGTTTCAAGATCGGCGACAAGGTCATTCAAACGAGGAATGAGTACAAGCTCGACATCATCAACGGCGACCTCGGCTATGTCCGCGAGATCGAGAAGAAGGCACGATCCATTACCGTCGCCTTCGAGAACCCTGAGCGTATCATCGAGCTTCCTCTCTACGAGAACGATCTGGAGCTGGCCTACGCTCTCACCTGCCACAAGTTCCAGGGGAGCGAGGCGCGGATCATCGTCGTCCCCATCCACCGCGCATTCGGGCCGCTCATCATGCAGAGGAACTGGCTGTACACGGCCATCAGCCGTGCGAGGGAGCTTTGTGTCCTGGTCGGCCAGCGAGAGGAGATCCCTCGGATAATCCAGCGGAATCGACAGCAACGTCGGTTCACGCGTCTGGCGGAGGCTCTCCAATGAGTATGTCCTGCCCAGAGATCACCGTTGCCGTCGATACCAGGGAGCAGAAGCCGTACTGGTTTCCGCGTGCTGAGGTCAAAACACTGGTGACCGGGGATTATTCGATCCTCGGCTTCGAAGATCGGATCGCCATTGAGCGGAAGACCAAGTCGGACGCCTATTCGTCCCTCGGGCAGGGACGGTCCAGGTTCGAACGTGAGATTCAGCGCCTTTCCGAGTTCGACTACGGCGCCATCGTCATCGAGGCGTCATTGCCCGATTTTCTAACCGCACCCGCGTTCTCGCGCATGAATCCCAAGTCGGCGGTGAACTCGATCATCGCGTGGTCGGTGAAGTACGGGGTCCATCTATTCTTTGCTGGAGACCGACGGCATGGGAACGCGCTGACTCTCAAGCTTCTCGAGAAATACTGGCTCTATCACCATGGAGAAGCCGATGGCTGATCGCAACGATAACTGGAAGCACTATAAGCAGGCTGTGCTGGAGAAGGTCGGGGATTTCTCCCTTTTGTTCGAGAGTCTTGCCAAACAACACCCTTCGTCGGATGGATGGGTGACGGCTCTCTGTCCGTTCCACGAGGATCAGACCCCATCTTTTGCTTTCAACAAGAAGACTGGCCAGTGGTGTTGTTTCGCCGGATGCGGAAAAGGGAGTCCATTCGATTATCTCATGCACGCCTCTGGGAAAAGCTTTAAGGACGCGCTGCTCGAACTCGGCGATCGGGTGGGTGTACCGCGACCGGTGAAAGAGAGATCTTCCAAGCCTCCGATCCGCGAGGCTCTCGTCAAGCAGTGGGTCAAGAACCTCTGGGCTAATGATGAAGTCTGCCGATGGCTCCGTGAGAAACGGGGTCTCTCGGACGCGATCCTCAAGAAGTACGAGATCGGCTGGGACCCGAAGAGACAACGCGACACGATCCCGATCCGTGATGAGCGCGGCAACGTGGCTAACGTCCGGCTCTACAACGCCAAGAAAGACCCGAAGATCATCAACTACACCGAGGGCCGTTACAAGTACGGGTCCCCAGCGCGGCTCTACGGCCTCGACGAGCTGGTCCAGTACAAGGGTAAGCAAGTCGTTATCTGCGAGGGTGAATGGGATCGCCTGCTTCTCCGGCAAGAAGGCTTCATGGCGATGACCGGCACGCACGGCGCCGGCGTTTTTCGGCCGGAGTGGATCCCGTACTTCAAGGACAAGGACGTTGTCGTCCTCTACGACTGCGACCACGAAGGTCAGGTCGCCGTGAAAAACGTGGTGCTGCGCGCGTTGAAGACTTCCGGCGCACACTCGATCAAGAACGTGGTTCTTCCTCTGAAGGGCGAGAAGAGCGACAAGGACATCACAGACTACCTTCACAAGCGAGGTTTATCCGCAGCCGATCTGCAGAAGCTCATCGACGAGACCACGGTTCATTCCTTTAAAGAGGATGATAAGCCCGAGGAGGTGCGCAACCTCGAGTCCTTCACTGAGGTTGAGCGCAAGGATCTGATCGACAAGAAGGTCGCCTGCGAGATCACCGTCTGCGGCGAAACCTCCGAGGCATTCCACGCTGTCGAGAAGTTCCGGGTCGTATTTTGCCCGAAGCAAAAAAAGGGTGAGTGCTTCGAGTGCGTCGAGCCGATCGCGATCGCGCGTGGGGCGCAGGAGTACATCGGCTCGTGCATGACGACCAACGTGCAGCTCAAGGCAATGCTACGCGAGTACGCCTGCCAGTACGGCCAGCGGCCGGCGATCGAGATCCTGCAGCGCACGACGGTCAAAGAGTTCTTCTGCCACCAAAAGATCAACCGGATCACCCAGACTCGCGACGAGAGCGGCAACGTCGTTCAGATGATCGACGGCAAGAAGCAGGAGCTGATGGAGAAGAGGGTTTACTTCCTCTCCAGCGAGCATCCCAAGCCCGGCAACTATCGTGCTGTCGGATGGGTGAAGAGCCATCCCAAGACCCAGCAGGTTACTTTCCTGATCGAATCGATGGAGGCTCTGGAGGATGACTTCGAGAGCTTTCGTGTCGATGAGAATATCCAGCACCTACGGGCCTTCCAGAACCTGTCGTGGGCCGAGATCATTGAAGACCTCACCGAAAACGTCACACGGGTCTACGAGCGGGAAGAGATCCTCGTATCGGTTCTTCTCACGTACTGCTCGCCCAGATGGGTGCCGTTCAACGACGAGATCATCCGGGGTTGGCTCGTCACCGTGATCATCGGCGACTCGGGATCGGGCAAGACGCAGACACACCAGCGGATCGCAGAGTTCATCAGCGTCGGGGACTGCTTCTCGGGTTTGACCGGTTCTCGCACGGGTCTGGCCTACGCGCTGGTCGAACACCGGCAGAAGGGATGGCAAGTTCGAATAGGGCGATATCCGGCTAACTCCCGGAAAATACTCACCGTGGACGAGGCCCAGCACCTGCCGGACTGGGATCTGCGCACGATCTCAAAAGCCATGGAGGAGGGATTCCTCCAGATCGATCGTGTTCAGTCCCAGGGGTATGAGAGCCAGACCCGTCTCATCATGATCGCCAACCCGAAGAAGGATCTGGTCATGGATAACTTCTCCTTCGGGTGCGAGTCGCTAACGACCATTCTGCCGCCCACGATCATTCGAAGGACCGACATCGCAGTGTTCGCCAACTCGGGCGACCTGACCGATCTGTCCTTTATCAACCGGCGCCGCGTCGAGGGGGGGCAGCGCAAGATTCTACCGGAGATGCTCCGCGCAGTGGTCTACTGGGTGTGGAATCTTTCACCTGAGCAGATCATCTTCACGTCCGACGCGGAGGACGACTGTCTTCAACGCGCGAAGGACATGTCCAAGCTCTACGGCTTCGCTGTCGACGTGCCGCTGATCACGCTGTCCGACTGCCGTAACAACATCGCCCGCGTGGCGACAGCGTTTGCCGCCCTTCTCGTATCGGCGGATGAGAGTTTCTCCCGGCTCGTGGTCGAGCCGAAGCACGTGCGTATGGCCGAGACGTACCTGTCGCGGATCTACTCGCACGACAACTGCAGCCTCGACGATTACTCGGATATCTGTCGGGCAAGCAGCCAGCTCCTCGACTACGATCAGATCGAAGCCGCCTTCATCAAGAAGTGGGAGCGTGCTAAGCACGCGGGGCAGGAACAAGCGAGCTACTTCCCACGATTGATATCCATCTTGAGATCGACCAAGGCGATCCGCCGTGACGACTTAGCTGAACAGGCGGGGTGTCAGCTCGACACCGTCAAACGAACGGTTCGCGTGCTAAAGCGATTCAACCTGCTCGACACCACGCGCGACGGATATGTAAAGAAACCAAAGTTCAACAAGTTTTTACGACGCTTTAGTAGGAAATGCCCTGATTTCCTCGAAAACTAAGTCCGGGGGGTGCAGGTTTTAAGACGTTATGGGTAAATCAATTAAGTGTGATTTAGGGCTAAACCAGCCCCGCAAAACAGAAAAAAGAGCCCACTCTGAAACAGAGAGGAGAGCTTGTTTCCGCTGTGAGTACGTTATCAGACTGTCGGGGCGCAGGTTGGGCCCAAAACTGAGTTTAAGTTATTTTCTTACAGGGCTTTAAAACCTGCACCCCAGTATATCTAAAAAGAGAGATTTATTGTGGATCTGAAAGATCTGGCGAACGATGACGTGAGGGAACGGGAACCTCCCACTGATGTCGAGGTGATGGAGATGGGAGAGGATTCACCTCTTCCCGATGACCAGAAGTGGGTCGTGATCGAGTCCCGTCTATTAGATGGGGAGGAAATCCTGCTCGTCCTTGAGAAGAAGCATCTTAAAGAAGCCCGTGCCGCCCACCCCGGCAAGGTCATCTACTTCCCGCCGGAGATCGATGAGTTAAACCGAGAGATGGATGCGCCTGATTTCCAGCAGTTCCTCAAGGCCATGCACTTGGTCAAGAAGACGTTCTGCGGGTGGGTGTGTCCGAGTACGGGGTACACACAGACAAGTACGGGGTACGCATATGGGAGACACTAGACACTCTACTACATGTGTAGTCATTTATGAAAAATGTACGTCAATTAGGGCAGGTTGGGGCGGTGCTGACGTACGGAACGCCTACTCGAGGTTCCAGCGTGTCTCCTTGACGATCTTCCGGAACGCCTTCTCATCCCCGGCAACAGCGGCCATAACGACCGCTCTGACGAACTTGCTCGCCCTCGCCGACCCAGCGGTCAGGTGGATCATGTCACGCTCCCTACGGGGCAGACGGAAAGCGAACACCACGAGTTTGTCGGAGTCCTCGTACTCGACGACCTCGGGCAGCTTCGGTGGGGGAGCAGGCCGCGCCTTCCTGGCTGTTTTGGTTCGTTTCCTCGGTGTTCTCGTTTTCTTCTTCATCGTTTTTTCCTCCATGCCGCGCCCGATGCACGACTTTGCAACACAAGGGCGCAGTGTGGATCAACATTCAAGGGGTTTGTGATGGCAAAGCTCGCAAGATCACGGAAAAAACTATCCATCTTCTCGGCATTGCCGCCCTATCTCGGTGGAAAGCGGCGGCTGTGCGGCACCATCTTCAGGGAGATCGATCGGCTCATCCCACGGCAGTACTGGTGCGGGCTGACTTTTCTTGATGGCTTCCTCGGCGGCGGATCCGTCTCCCTTTACGCGAAGGCTCAGGGCTTCAACGTCGTGTCCGTGGACATTGCCGAACGGTCCATTGTGGTGGGGGAGGCGTTGATCGCCAACTCGCGGGTGAGGCTCTCCTATGAGGATATTCTGCAGCTGGCCGCGCTGAGCAAGGAGCCGCCCGGCCGGATCGAGTCAGAATACGTCCCTGGGGTGTTCACCCGAAATATCGCCCGGTTCCTGGATCGCGCCATGGCGGCTGCCGCCAAGACAAAGAGCCGGGCAAAAGCAGCACTCTACAAGCTGCTCGCGATCCGTGTGGCATTCCTGGCCCATCCGATGAGCCAGGTGCGGAAGGGCACCATCCACCGCGTGGAGACCGGCGAGTACGAGAGCATCACCGAGAGCTGCGTGCACCACTACGTCGGCGCCTTCCGTCTCACACGACCCGAGAAACTCTGGGAAATCGCCCAGCAGATCAACGCCGGGATTTTTCAAGGACTTGGAAAGGTCATCAAGATGAACATCATGGACCTTCTGCCTGACCAGCTGGCAGACGTAGCCTACTTCGATCCGCCTTACCCCGGAGTGATGTCCTACGAGAAGGAGTACAAGGTCATCGATGAGATTCTCGAAGGGGAGTCTCGGCCCACCAGCCCGTTCACGGCCAAGACCGGGGTCACCCTCCTTGACGACCTCTTCATGAGATCCCTGGCGATCCCGCTGTGGGTGCTATCCCTCGGCAACGAGGTAGTCGGGATCGACGAACTGACGGACAAAATGGCGCTGTACGGGCGGGTGACGCGCCCGATCGAGATAAAGTACCAACACCTCCCAGCTGTGGCCACAGAGGCGAAGAAAAGGCGCAACAGGGAGTATTTGGTGGTGGGCTGGGACCCGAAGTCGCCGCTCATGGTAAGGCTCTTGGGAGATAATCAACATGACTGGGAATAAGCTGAAAGAGAGTAGTGGTTCGCGGATTGGAACGAAGTTGATACCGCTGGGCGACCTCCTGCCTCATCCGCTCAATGCGAACGTTATGCCCGAGGAATTCAGGCGCAAGCTCAAGGCACACATCAAAAGAACAGGCCGATACCCGTTCCTCGTGGTCAGGCCACATCCGGAGGAGACGAGCAAGTACCAGGTCCTCGATGGGCACCACCGCATCGGAATTCTCAAGGACCTGGGTCACGAGCAGGCACGCTGCGACGTGTGGGAGGTCGATGACCGGGAAGCCAAGCTTCTCCTCGCCACGCTGAACCGCCTCGAGGGTCAGGATTTGCCCGTCCGCCGGGCGCAACTCATCCATGATCTCTTAGGCGAGATGAGCGTCGATGACCTGGCCGGTCTCATCCCGGAAGGGGAAAGGCAGATCGAGGACCTTCACTCCCTACTCGAATTCCCAGCCGATGAGGTCGCCTCCGAACTCGATGAAGAAGCCGAGAAGACTGAAAAAGTCCTGCCGAGGGTGATGTCGTTCGTGGTGACGCCCGATCAGGAGGAACTCATCGAGCAGGCAGTGGAACTCGCCAGTGACGGAACCGCTGGCCGGGACCGAAAAGCCCGTGGCCTCACCAACCTCGCGAAGTCGTTTCTGAAGGGAATCTCTGATGAAAAGGGCGCTAAGTAAGACCCGCGAAGAAGCTCGTCGGCTCTATCTGACGGGTGAAGTGACCACCAATTCCGAGATCGCCGCACGACTCGGAGTCAAACCGCACACGGTCGGCCGCTGGCGCAAGGATGAGGACTGGGATGGCCTCCGGCTCAAGGTTGACCGCCGTGCGGCGGAGCTGTTCGTTGAGAAGATCGCGACCGATCGCGTGACGTTGAATGTACGGCACTACCGGTACTGGGACCTTATCCTGGCCAAGCTTGCAGAAGACCTCAAGAACCAGAAAGACCTCGACGTGCAGGAGATCACGCGGATCGCTGGCGTCCTGGACCGCGCCCAGAAGGGCCAGCGGCTCGCCAAGGGGCTATCCGTGCACGGAGAGACCGAAGAGTCGATCCGAGCCCAGTGTCAGGCTGACATCCAGAGGCTTATTGACGCGTTCATCGACGCGATTAAGGAGAACGTAGACAATGAAGAAACCCGGGACCGCATACGCAGAGCGATTCTCGACGCGATACCTAAAGAAGAGAGTGAGGGAGCTGGCGACGGCCAAGACCCGCTCTATTTCTGATCCTTTGGCCGACTGGGCGTTGGGGAGGATACGGCTAGAAGGAGTTCCCTTCAGCTTTGCTGACCACGAATACCTTCGCGCGCTTTACGACGACACATCCCCTCACGTCGTGCTCTCCAAGGCGGCTCAGATCGGCGGGACAACGTGGGCACTCTTGCGAAGCATCCATGCGTGTCTGGCCGGACTCAACGTGATGTATTTTTTTCCGACTCGCACCGACGTATTGGAATTTTCGAAATCACGTGTAGGCCCAATGCTGGGCGACAACCCGTTTCTCTCAAAGAGAATGACCGACACTGACACAGCAGGTCTGAAACGGATCGGTGAAGCCCATCTCTATTTCAGGGGGATGCAGTCGACGGTCGGTATGAAGTCGGTTCCGGCCGATATGATTGTGTTCGATGAACTTGATGAAGCCTCGCCAGACGCCAAAGCACTCGCGCTCGAACGCGTCGCCCACTCGGACTATAAACGGATCATTGAGCTGTCGAACCCATCCCTGCCAGGCTATGGCGTTGACGAGCAGTATGAAAAATCGGACCAGCGGCACTGGACCCTCAAATGCCCGAAATGCGGCGACTGGACTGCCCTGGATAAGGAATTCCCCAAAAAGCTGAACCAAGAGGTCAAGATCATCCTTCCGAGGTCGGACGGGAGCTACTATCGGGCATGCAAGAAATGTTCGGCAGAATTGAACCTTGCGGCGGGCGAGTGGGTGGCCGATCTTCCGAGTAGAAAGATCCACGGCTATCGGATCTCCCAGCTCTTCTCAATTAAAGTTGATCCTGGCCAGATCCTTGAGGAGTACCGGACCACACGGTTTGCCGACCGGTTCTACAACATGAAGATCGGTATTCCGTGGGCCGACCTCGAGCGACGGCTCGACATTATGTCGGTTTTGAACCTCTGCAGCGACGGACCTCTACGTCCCTGTTACCACGGCGCGAACGTCATGGGCGTTGACACGGGAAAGCAACTTCACGCCGTGATTCTGAGGAAAAACTACGACGCTCCTAAGGCTCCCCGCCAGCTGATACACCTCGCCACCTGCCACGAGTTTTCTGAACTTGACACACTAATGAAAGAATTCAACGTCAGGAAGTGCGTCATTGATGGACTCCCTGAGACACACGCGACCCGGGCGTTCGCGATGCGCCATCGCGGCAAGATCTTTCTCAACTTTTTCAATGAGAATCAGCGTGGCGCAGCGAATTGGGACAGGCGTAACAGCAAGGTCGAAATTAATCGCACGGAGGCCCTCGATGCCTCACGGGCAGTGGTCCGCGAGAAACAGGTCGTTCTGCCTCGCCGGTCACCCGAGATTGAGGAATTCGCAAAACACATGGCGTCAGACGCCAAGGTCCTCGATGAGAACGAGGAGACCGGGATGAAGAAGTACCGCTATATCCGAACCGGCGAGAACCACTTTTCTCTGGCGTTCACCTACGCATGGATGGCCTTGGACAAGGTCTACAGAGTTATTATCAGACAACTCCTTTGATAGGAAAACCACCCAGGTGTTCTTTTCTCGGAAAGGGGCATCGCAGTGCTGAAGATGCCCATTACGCGACGTCGAAACTGCTTACCGAATGGGTATTTGAGAAGAAAAGCATTTAGAACGGGCATTTAATGGGCATCGCGTCACGATTAACCACGCTGTAATGGGCATAAAAATGGCGATTTTCGGCTGACTGCCATTTCTGCTAATATGGATCGACGGGCGTAACTCTTTTCCTCATAAAATTTAAAAGTAAATTCCTTCACCTGCCAATGGGCAAAAGTAACACGAAATGGCAGGGAATCATGCCCATAAGATGCCCATTGCATGCCCATTTGTGAATGCATGTCGTCCTTGTGTTGTAAGACGCATTGCTTGTAACGTACTAATTGGGATTGTATTAGGTCAGTGTCCTCTGTCGTCGGTAGATGATCAAACTCAGAGTGGCATCAGGAATGTTAGAAGCAGTTCTTCGTGTCTCTCGTTAGTTCGACTCGAGGAAAGTCGCTGGGATGGGTGATTTACCTTCGAGGAAAAAATACGACATCCGAACCAGATTTCTTACTCATGGAAAGCCTTAAATCGTTTGATTTAAAGGAAGTAAGCGGTGTAGGGCAAGAAGGGGGGGGAATGGTAAAGAAAATCTAAAATTTGTTCTTTTGCTATAGTATCATATCTGATATTATATGGAATATTTGACAATATGGATATAAATGTTTGATTG